TAGTATTACCCCCGACTTCCGTAACAAGAAATTTCGAAAAATTTCGAAGTGTTTTTTATTATTAATCATCAATAACAATATAGTCATCTTCAATAGTGCTTAGTTCAATGGTTGGCGTGAGAGATACGTCAGAGTCTCTGCGCACTGGAGACTGCGGCGGCGTCTCTGGTATTGGCGTTGTAGAATCACGCCTTGCTTCAACAATCTCGTTTGCCGGTCTAGTATGATCGCCTCCAAGTTGGATTGCCTTTCGTCCTCCGGCAGTGAATTCAAGGAATCGAGTAAATCTTGCCATGAGAGCTTTACGCAAGCTATCACGGTTTGAGTAATCATACCAAGTTTCAGGATGTTGATTGCAAGTGATAATGATAGTTTCAGCTTTTAACCAAACGAATCCACCTTTCCTGGGTATCTGCACAGGATACTTATCAAGTATTCTTAACAAATCAACCAATCTACATTGGCCAGAGAAATCGTCCAACAGAACGGTTTTCTCGCCGTTGTAGTTGTCAAACCATAGGTCTTTGCCGACAGGCAAAGCATATAGGTTCGGATCACGTTCATAAGCATAGTGAGTTTTCCCAGTTCGAGTTTCACCRTGACAAACAATGACTTGAAGATTTGAGCGTATACCAGGTTTGTCCATAGCTTCAATGTGTTTTACATGTTGAACAAATTTGTAGTATTTAGCGTATTCACGAGGCATCTCTTTAAGGATATCTGTGTGAGAATGTGTTTGAGCAATTTGAGCGAGTCGTTCAAGATCAAGACGCTGGCCCTGTCGCTCAACTGATAGTTCTCCATACTCCCAAGGCCCAGCCTTTCTTCCCTTTTCTTTCTTGCAATAATCGCTAGCCTGCTTAGCACTTCCACGACGAGCCTCGATGTGAGCACCTGGGATAAGATACTTGACTGAGCCGAACCGGATTGGGTTAGAGAATTCAGCATATGCCTGATAGTGGATTGTCCCAGAATCACCCTTTTCAGCTTGGAAGACCAAGTATTTGAAGAGTGAGTGCGTACGCAATCGCTTAGACCAAGTTTCAGGATCCTCCACGGGATTGTTAACAGTAATGCACCAATTTCGTCGCATATTGGTTTCAGGAGTTGTTGTTCTAGTTCTAGGCATCTTTGCATAATAGACTTCCGTAACTTCCGTAACAACTTAAGTCCGAGTTTTGGATAGGAAAAAAAGATAAAATTGACAAGGAGATAAAATTGATWAAAAACGGAAACTTGTTTCCGTAACGCCAACCAGTCAANGATCAAAAACAAAAACTAACTAACTATTCTATTGGTAGGCCGAGCGCAGCGGAAGCATCGAGCCAGCGAAGCGGTGCCCCCGACAGGGGGAGGCGATTGCCCAGACACAGTTATTCACTGTCAGGCGTAGCTACTAGTTGACATAATAWATACTTAACAGCTTTTTTATTGATCAAGGTATCTCACTCTTGCTTTATAGGTTGCTGTACAATGTCCTGAAGCACTGATGGCYATAATGCCAAYGTTATTTGAGCGAATTTCGCCTATCGCTCCTGTAGTGTTGTTGTATTCTATAGGATAATTACATGCTTTCTTAATGCTAAAGCCTCGCATGTATTCACCAAATTGATCACCTCCAGCTCCTGCTGTTGTTCCAGAGCTAGCATTCATTGAATGCACCTTGTCATACAGGATGTGGAAACGTCCAGTTTCACTAAGGTTTCTGAACGAGTTGACATCTGTTGCAGTCAAGATGTCACTCACTGCAGCTGCTGCGCCATTGCATTGTTTGTCCAGGTACATGATGATCCGGACTCTATCAGATGTATCACCAGGCGTTGTAGTGGCCGGTAGAATTAAGTGTCCATGCACGAAGATGTGCTTCACGGTGATCTTCCTTCCAATCCTTGTGGATTGTGTTGTACCATCAGGTATTAGCAGCAATGAACTGTTCAGTACAGTTCCAGCTGCTGCCACTGTTGTGCCAGTCTTGTCGGTATCGAAAAACTTCATTTCTCCAGGCTTGCCGCTGAATCTCCCATAGTAGCCAGTGGTTCGTACATATCCTTTCTGTGCAGAGGCGATACGTCGCTTCTTGTAAACACCACCAACGGGTGCGTTCCATGATCTTCCCCGTTTTCTGTACGGTCGTGGATTAACCACCATTTCAAATGTTCTTCTGTTGTAAGCCATTGTACTGATAAATACAAAGACATAAAGTCCGAAAAGTCCGACTCTTATATACCCTGTATGGGATTGCGCTTAAGGGCATATCCTGAAAACCTACGAGTTTTCGCCAGAGGAAGGAGGGGTA